CGTAAACTTGTCTAGGTAAAGAAACGTCAGATATTCTATTTAAGTTCCTGTTGTTTCTACGTCTAGATCTGTTATTCAGATAGTTGTTACCCATTTCAGATGCTTTAGATATAATCATCTGTTGCACCCTGGGATCCATGGCCAGTCGTTTGACTGCTTGACCAACCAAAGCAAAAGACTCATTATTATGAGTTTTCCCTTTGCCTTGATACGGGACCATGCGCGTTTCTTTCTTGAATTGTTTTCCATTGCGAGTCATCTTGTTATCGTTCTATTTTATTTGGTATATGTAATTTATGCTTGTTTAAATATGGGTTTTATCCTACCATTATAACCCTGAACGATCTTTAGGATGGTGTCCGTATTTCATCAGTATACTCAACAACTCCTTTGTATTGGAGTTGTGTCTGGTTTCATCAATAAAATTTGACACCCTTTCCGACGTTAACTCTCTGGTTAAAGCATTGTAAAATGCTTTAGGCCATGAGCTAAGAGAGGCTTCCCATCTACCGCTTTCCTTCCTTCTAAAATCGTGAGAACAGAAATTAAATCCATTTTCTTTAAAAGGTTCCAAGTCTCGTAGAACGAAGCCTCTGTCCAAGTATCTAAGCCTTTTCTCCTCCAGAGACATATCACTTTGTGTTAACGAGTCATCTCCTGCTGCTTTAGCATCCGTGGCTCCACATTGATAAGCTAATATGAGTCTAGATATAGTGTTGAAAAGTGTAGTTAAGAAGGAGCCTGAAAGCATGCCGCCAGGTTTGCACCTGAGGACACACTCTAGGTATTGTCCGTTTTTACTAGATATTACAAACATTGGATTCGTCATCATCTTTGCCATTCGGTTGGTCGCTCTGACTAGCTTTGTGCATACTGTCCTGTTGGTTAAAACAGTGTCATGTACGCAGTAACTAGCGGTTTCCATTATCAAGTTTTCAGTTAGACTTCTCTCCCATCCGCTTACATCTTCAGATGAGCTCCTGGAAGGGTCCATATCCTTCATAACTTGATCTCCAAACAATTTTAGATGATCGTCAGAAAATCCTATACCAATCACGGCAGACGACTCTGGATAAGCCCTCTTTATGGGAAGCAGGCAATCGTTGAAGAATACTCTCTCCACCACTTGGTCTACAAGTGATAGACAGTTTACGATTCTCCATTTGCCTTCAACTGTCTTCCTTAAAGGGTGTGGTTCGTTCTTTTCGAACGGATAGGCCGGATCTCGCCACCCTAAAGTGACGTATTCCACCGGATCCACAGGAAAGTTTTCCTCATTTAACAGTTTATCTATTCTTTTGTAAACGTCTTCCTTGAGCTCTTCTCGAGCGTTGGTAATAACGTCTTTATTCGAAGAATATCTTGTTGAGTAAGGGAAACCCGGGCTTGAACTTTGTTTGACCGAGTTGATCGCGAGATCGATTTCTTCTCTAATTTTGTCTTCGGAGGTGTAGTCCGTAATTCTAGAAGTCCATCGTCTGAGCGCACGTATTGCTTTTGTTGGCGCCTTCGCTGTCTTCGGGTCAAAGGTAGGTTCGTCTGTTGTGGCACGACCGAGCGAGTAGGCAAGTGAGTTCCTGACCCTGTGCCTGTTTGGGAAACCTGGGACTTTCCAGCCTTCAAGTTCCTTAAAGCTTTTGATCGCTTCAGGGGCAAGGGTGTAGGGAGGCTTAAAATAACCTCTTTTGGGCTCAATGTCGTATCTTCCAACGACTCTTGCTGCTTCTTCGACTTCAACACTACATTCAAATTCGCTTTCTTCTTCATATCTTTCGAAGAAGGAAGCTGCTTGCTTTCCAGTAGATTCACCTCCCCTGGGGGAGACTTGTGAAAATCCTGTTTTGTAGATTCATAATTGAAGTCATCTTCGGGACCGTATTCAAACTCATCTTCAGGGTAGTCAGCCCATCGATCATAATGATTTAATTCATCGCGATCTACGAGTGCATAATGGTTACTAGTCTTGTCGAGAACTACTGTGTAGTCAGTTCCCTGATATCTCCGAGTTTTCTTTTTGGATATAAAATCCTCCATTTCAGCCGTATACTTGTTGTATTTGGTTTCGTTTTCATCCTCTGAGTCATACTTGTCATAGTCTGTGTCTCGCTCGTTCCTTTTGTAAAATCTATCGTTTTCATACTTGGTGAACATGGTATCGTGGTTGTTTTCTTTGGTTTCCATTTTCAT